GAACAACTTCTGCTGCAAGTTCCTGCGCACCGTTTACGTCTACGACGCAAGCGTACACACGGAGTACACCAGTAGTAACGTCAGCAGATGATGCAATCAGCTTCACGTCAATCGTATCGGTAGTCGTTACGAATTGAGTGAAAGTAGATGCGGCACCCGTCACAACGTCGTTAGCCTGACCATTAGTACCCTCTGCAAGAAAACCTGCGGAGGATACATCACCACCATCAATGATGTCATCACCTTCGGCAAAGTCAATGTCCACAGTTGGTGAAGAACCATCAAAGGCAGTTAGAACTTCTGCTCCTGCAAAAAGAACAAATGTACCTGCAGGTATTTCAAGAAGCTGAAAGATATCACCATTTGTGCATGAGTAGTTAGTTATTTTAGAAATATCCAAAATAGCTTCTACCATTCGCATGGATGTACCTGCTCTTGAAGCCTGATTCACTGCTATAGAGTCTGAACTAACTCCTGCAGTGTCTTTTGAGGTCATGTCAAAAGTAGCCATAGTTCAATACTCCTTAGAATTTAGATACATAAAAAGCACGAGTAAGTGCTTCAGGTCGTAATATTTTACGTCCATAGAGATGCATACCTCTGACAATGTCAGCAAAGCTGTCAGGGTCACGATATGTCTCTGTTTTGTTGATTTGCTCTGCAGTGGCTACTGCTGAACTATGTCCTGCAACTATCACTCCGTAGTGTGATGATCCAGTAGCAGTTGCTCCTGTAGGACCATTACCCTTCGCAGGTAGGTTGTTAGACATGTACACTTTAAAGCCATGCAAGTTGCCAAAGATCATTCCATTTTTGAGTTCGTCCTTTGAAGAAACAAAGTCACCATTCATAATTCTGGAATCTTCGTCTTTTAGCAATTCAGCAAAGACTGGGTCGATTACAAGCCATCTTCCCTCTTTGTCAACAAACTGTTGGTCAAGCTTTCTTGACATTCTGTTGATGACAGCTAGAGGTGTAGCATGTGCAGCAGTGGTATTAACACCGTCACCCATACCTCTTGGCTGAACAACAATAGAGTTGTTTGCTGAACCACCGTTGAAGTCGGCAGCGTCTACTAGCATAGAGCTAAGTAGTTCGTCTGATCCTGCAGTTGACACAGCTTTTGTACCGTTGACTACATCGTTAGCTGTCCCTGCTACAGTGTTCAAAGAAGACTGCTTAAACCCTGATAGGTAGCCTAAAACTTCCTGATCGTACTGATCTGAAAGTCTGTAAGCAGCTCTATCGGAAGCTAGAGATTGGAAGTTGACATGTGAATGAGCTTCCTCAATGTCATCAACTTTAAATGCAAAGTAGTTTGCTTTGTCAACAACTAGAGAGAAATCCTCATCGTCCAAGTCCTGAGGTGTGATTTGTGTGCCACGAGCATACTGTTTTACAGTAATCTCTGGCTCTTTGATAATTTTAACGGTATCACCCATCTGACTAATCTCACCAAAATAATCAGAGTTTGTGATCCCTTCCACAACAGATGACTTACGGAAAGCAAGCTGTACCTGTTTGGAATATATGACAGGACTAAAGTTACCATTAGGTAAACTGGTATGCCCTGCAGCAGTTTGAAAAGCCATAGTCGTTCCTCCTTACTTTTCAAGGTCACAGATACAAATTACAATTCTGATTCGGGGCTAATTTAATTCTAGGTGCAGTTGTACACACTGGGCTAGACAAACTAGGTAAGTCTCATCGCATTGTCTTTTGTGATAAAAATACACACTTTAGGTGTCCATAAAGGGGCTATGTGTATGTATTTACGTATTATACATAGTTATATGTATAAATTTTTAAATGTCAACTTTTTTATCGTGCAGATCCAGAAACATCGTATACAAACTTACCTGTCTGTATTGCTTCCATAATCTCCTCTTGTCGTTTCTCATACTCCTGTGCTGACATCTTTTGTACTTGTGATTCCCTCAGATATGATGACTGATCATTTGTCTGAGGTTTAGATCGTGATGCTTTGGTATTTGTAGCAAATGCAGCATCCTTTGATGTGCTTGCTTTCTTTTTAGTAATACCCTTATCAGCTTTGTATAAGTCTATAGCACGAGCTGCAGACTTTGCATCATCATCATTTTCATAAAGAGCTTGCTGTACCCACTTAGGTTGATCTTCAGCCCAGTTATGAAACTCATCGTCCTCACGTATCTCTACAAAGTCAGGATGTAGCTTCAGTAATTCTACCTCTGCTTTCTCCTTAGTAGCAGACTCTTGCATCTCGTTTATCTTTTTAATCCTGTCTTCAAGATCTTTAGATTGCTCCTTAGATTTCTTGATAGCTATAGTTTCAACTATTGCTGCTACGTCAGGATGTTTAGTTGCCCATGCTTCTAAGTCCTCGTCTGACTTTGGTAGCTTGATTTCTTTTTTAGTAACTTCATCAAGCTGTGTTTTTAAACTGTTTATCTGCTCCTGCAGATCAGCTTCCTTTTGTTGTGAGTGTCTTCTAAGATCACCATAGCGTTTCTTAAAAGTTCTCTCCTCTGCAGATGTAGGTTCGGGTTCTGCTTGTACCTCTTCTGTCACTTCACCTTTTTGCTCTGCGATTAGTTGATTTAATTCCTCTTCGTCTTTTTTTATTTTATCTTCTCGTGAATACTTACGAGATGCTAGAGACATTACTTTTTTTGGTGTTGTCTCTTGCACCATTACTTTTGCTTCTGCCATTTTACTTACCTTTCGTTAGGGCTAACTGTATGCCATGTTAGTGGGGAGTTAGGTAGCCAACATATTGTGAACTTATTTTTTAGAAGCTAGTCCACCCTTCTTCATTCTTTTTGGTTTAACTTTAGGTTTAGCTAAACCACCTTTCTTTAGTCTCTGTGGCTTCATAGGTTTAGTGGGTACACCACCCACATAGAATCCACCAGTAGGACCAAATCTCTGTCCTGCACCACCACCACCAGTTCCTATAGAAGGTGGAGTGTAAGGCACTCCTAAGGTTTGTGGTCTAGTTGCTCCTGCACTTCCTACTGATTCTTCGTAAGTTTTAGACGTAGTGGTTGGTGAAAAAGTATCAAAGGATGGATCATATGTTCCTGTTTCTTCTCTATCGTCATCATCACGTGATGGAGTGAAAGCAGGAGTCTGCTCTATCTTTTCACTTTGTTCTACTCCTAGTTTTTTCTTAGGTCCAAAAATTCTATCTCCAACTGTTCTCTTGTCTTCCATCCTGTTCTGTCTAGCTATTATTTGATCCACTTTATCAAAGCCATAGTCAGGGACAAATTCATCTGCAGTTAATTCTTTGTCTAACACACTATCATCAAAAACAGATCTAACTGGTTCTACCTTTGCCCTTTCAGCAGGAAATGTAGCAGTCGCTGCCCCACTCGCTTCTAAGTAATTTGCATCAGAGTCAACTGTGGCAGGTTGTACAGGTTGTCCTACATCAAACTCAGGCACATCACCATAATTAAAATTGGTAGGACGTTGGATGCCTATTGTTTCAAAATCACCTCTATCAATATTAGAAGGCTGAACTCCAGTAGCTTTTGTACCAAATGTACCAGACTGAGGAAGAGTTTTCGGATCTATCTCTTTTAAAGCTTGTTCTATCGCTTCTTTCTCATTAAAGATTTTTTCTGGATTTTTAGGTAATACACCATTCTTAATAGCGTTAGCTAAATCTTTTGATAGTATATCAGAATCTGGTCCTTTTGACAAGCCTAATTTTTCGCCTATCTTAGATAATAAACTTACAGGTCCTACACCGTTTTCTTTAGCACGTTTTCTAGCATCTGTTATTCTTTTTATTAGCCCTGCATCTTTTAGCTCACCTTTAGATATTAACTCGGCAAGTCTTTTCTCTGTATTCACAAAACTATTAGGTCCGTTTCTAATGCTCCATTGTTGAGCTAAAGCTAATCCTGCACCTACAAGAGGACCAAAAAGTAGCCCTGCACCTACAGATGCAAACCTAGCCATCGGGCTAGTAAACGATTCGTAGTATGCCACTAGCTCTTCAGGAGACATTTTATTTATGTCAACAGACTTTACCTTTGGCATGTCTGGTTGTTGCAATGCCCTGTCAAGAGGGGAGAGAGCAGGGTCGTATGTGCTACCACCACCACCTCCACTATCTGTACTGGCTTGTGCTGTGGATGGAGATGAAACAACTGGTGACTCATCTAAGCTATATCCTTCAGGAATAGGTGCTTGTGGTTTGTCTCCAATAAACGGTATGTATATAACTTTACCATCTGCATTGACATATCGCTTCATGGTTATGTCACCAAATATACCACTTAGCACAGCCGTTTCCATGTTCTTCTTGTCTTCTTCTGTGTATGTAGGAACGTTTACATTCTGTGTTGCAAATCGTGGATCAGCTGCCAGACCACCAACGTTAAACTTAAACGCAGGTTCATCTCCTGTTTCTATATCGTCCATGTTAAACGGCATGTCATCAGGAAGTGTAGCTTCTTCGCTGTTACCCATCTGTCCCATATCTTCCATCTTCTTCAGTCCCTGCTTCGCTTCTTGACGCATCTGCATTAACAGATCTAATCCCCAATAACGCACTACGTCAGCAGGAAAGACAAACTCTCCTTCGCTTAACATTGCAGGTATATCATCTCGTACTTCTTTTTCTAGTGAGCCAACAGGCACATCGTTACCTGATACAGGATCTTTACCACCACCCTGATCACGTAGTCCACCATCTTCAAATAAGTCCATCTGTTGCTGTTCCATAATTAAAACCTTCCACCTAAGTCCATTGATTCACTTGCTCTAATATTAGATTTCAAATTTCTTCGATCTCTAAATTTTTGTAGTTGTCTCTGCAGAAAGTTTTTTGTTCCCTCTCCAGATGCTCTGTCTACTTTTAACTTATCATAAAACCCTTCATCTAAACTTCCCTTTGCTATTCCTCTTGCATCAAAGGTAGGTCCACCTCTAGGATTTCTGTCATACAATCTTTCTTTGGCTAACTCTTCTAAGTTAGGTAACTCATCTGTTATTATGTTAAATATATTTAATGCAAGCTGTGCATGATCCTCTCTAGCCACGTTTGTTATTCTATTTAATATATGTCTAGGAGGTTTTCCCCCTGCTCTAACAATACGATTTACATTATCTTCTAGTGAATCTTTTTCTTTAAACATATCTGCATATCTTGCTTTATAGTTTCTTAAATCTGCATCTCTCTCAGCAAGTGTTCTTTGTAAATACGTTTCAGAATCAAACTTAGCACCTGATCTTATGGCATCATTTTGTTCAGTTAATACTTCATTAGATAGTTGAAAATAATTGTTTTCTGGAGAAGGATTTAATAAATCAAATAAAACTTCGCCTGTTCTTTTGCCATACTTCTTAACAACATAGTCTCTATCATTTTCATAATAGTTTTGTAATATTAATATAGCTCTATGAATAGCTTCATGTTCAGGTGTAGGATTTTCTGCATTTAAAGTATACATTCTTTCTAACTCAGGATGAGGGAGTGAGGATGGTGGTATTCTTAGTGGATCTTTTTCTGATGTTATTCTTCTTAATGCTCGTATCCTCTTTCCCTCTTCAGGATCATTTGTTAATGTTATAGTCATATCTGATGGACGGAATGATCCTTGCGATCTTTGATAGGCATCATCTGCTTTCTCTACTTTTGGATCAGGCATTCCTGTGCCATCACTTGCACTGTAGAATCCTAGCTTACCTAAAGCTGTAGTTCTAAACTTGGGAATAACATCAGCTTCAAACTCTAAGCTACCTAACATTGGACTAGCCTTTTCAAACTCAGGTTGCT